TTATATTTTTTAGATGTGTGAAATGACTCTGGGCATTTTCCCAGTGCAATGACTCTAGGCATTACCTAGTGCAAAACGACTTTGGGCGTTTCCCAATGCAAGGAGGAAAAGTGAGCGAACTAGCTAAGCTTTCGGAGCAAAGCGAAGAAGATGATGCTCAATACGCGAGCCAATTACCAAGCCCTCGGGGCTATAAGATATTGATCGCGCTTCCAGACCCAGACAGGGCGTATGATGGTGGCATACTGAAAACTACCAAGACTGTTCAGGATGAAGAAGTTGGGTCGATTGTGGGGATGGTTCTCGAAATGGGAGCCGATTGCTACAACGACCTAAAACGATTCCCCTCTGGGCCTTTCTGTAAAAAAGGCGATTGGATACTTATGAGGTCTTATTCTGGAACCAGATTCAGGGTTCAGGGAAAAGAGTTTAGGCTTATCAATGATGATAGCGTTGAGGCCGTAGTGGAAGACCCAAGGGGGGTTGTTAAAGCATGAATGAAGCAGAAGAAAGAGATAGCGATCTTTACCAAAACCCCGCCAGCGCAGAAGATAAGTTTTTTGGCGTTAAAACGGTTGTAGAAAAGAAAAAGAAAAAGCCTGTTGTTGAAGAAGATTCAGATATTGAGGTAGAGGTTATTGAGGAGCGCCCTGCAAAAAAGAAGGGGCCAGCAAGAACTAAAGGCTCAGATCCTGATGAAGCTGAAGACGAAGAACTTGGCCGGTATTCTGAAAGAGTTCAAAAAAGGCTAAATAAGTTAAAGTTTGACTATCATGAAGAGAGAAGGCAAAAAGAAGCCGCCGAGCAAATGCGCGAAGAGGCGGTTGCTGTTGCTCAGCAATTTGCGACTAAAACCAAAGAACAGGAAGCTCTTATTGCAAGAGGTGAATCGGCTTTAGTTGACCAGATAAAAGAGCGAGCCCAAGTGTCTTTGCAAAGTGCCGAGAACGCCTATCGTCAAGCTTACGAAGAAGGCGACACTGATAAGATTATCAGCACCCAGCAAAAGATGAACAAGTCCCAGACAGAGCTTCATGATATAGATCGCTATAAAACCAGCATGGATCAGCAGGCTCAAAATCAGCGGGCTTATCAGGAGCAAAACTACCAGCAGGAGATTGCCAGAAGGGCGGCTCAAAATATAGCCTACCAACAACAGCAAACCCCGCAGGTAACCCCGCAGGCACAAGAGTGGGCAGAAAAGAATGAGTGGTTCATGAAAGAGGGTCATGAGGAAATGACAGCCCTTGCTTATGGATCACATACAGCAGCGGTGAGACAGGGCATGGCCCCGTCCACCGAGGAATACTTTTCTTATATAGATGATAGTATGAGAAATGCTTTTCCAGATTACGGCTGGGTGGATGATAGCGGCCAAAATAGCCGTGGTGAATCCGTGACACACAGTCGGCCTTCGTCGGTGGTGGCCCCCTCCTCTAGGAGCAATGGTGCTAAACCGCGCTCAGTACGGTTAGAACCGTCCGAAGTCTCTCTCGCTAAGAGGCTTGGGATAACTAATAAGCAATATGCCGATCAACGGATCTTACTTGAAAGGAGAACGAATGATGGCTGAAGAGCGCACCCCAAGAGAAAACGAAATGCGAGAAATGGGAGAGTGGTTGTCTAGCGACGACTGGGTACCTGCCTCTATCTTGCCAGTCCCTCATAAAATAGAGGGTTGGACGCATAGGTGGGTCAGGACTAGAGTGTTAGGTCACTCTGACAACATTAATGTCTCAAAGATGATGAGAGAGGGTTGGGAGCCATGTAAGTTTGACGACTACCCCGAAATGAAGCTACTAAGCTCAGATATCGATTCAAAATTTGTAGGTAATGTTGAGATTGGCGGCTTGTTACTCTGTAAAGCACCAGAAGAGAAAATTGCTGCTAGAACGAGACACTTCCAAAAAGTTGCAGCAGATCAAATGGAATCTGTAGACAATAATTTCTTGCGTGAAAATGACCCTCGTATGCCTCTCATGAAACCCGAGAGAAATACGAGAACAACCTTTGGCAGAAATTAACGTTGTTTTTACGGGGTTGATTTCTAATTAGTAAGGAGGCCAATTATGGCTACCACTGCAACCCCAATGGGGGCAGAACCTACTGACACTCTTAGCGCGAGCGGTTCCTTTACAGGCAAGGTTCGTCATATTAAGATTGCAAGTGCTTATGATACTGCAATATTTTACGGAGATTTCGTACAAATAGTTTCATCAGGCACAGTAGAGAAAGCAGCAGTAACAACATCTGTTGCTGCTGGCATTGTTGGTATCTTTGTAGGTTGTACCTACACCGATCCAAACTCTAGCCAAATGACGTTTAGTCAACAATGGACAGCCAGTACAGTGGCTTCAGACGCTTATGCGTATGTTGTTGATGATCCTAAACTGTTATTTCGCATGCAAGCTGACGAAGCAATTGCCCAAACTGGACTTGGAAACAATGTCTCAGCGGTAAGCACAGCAGGTTCAACATCCATCGGTCGAAGCAAAAACGCCCTTGACGGGAGTTCTGTTGCTACGACTAATTCACTACCACTCCGTATCGTTGATTTCGTAGACGGGCCGACCAGCACTGTAGGTGATACCTACACTGACTGTATCGTAACCTATCTTCCGTTAAGTCACGCTTACGAAACTAAACTCGGTGTTTAAGGAGCAATAAGCAATGGCTATCTCAAGAGCGCAAATGCTGAAAGAACTCCTGCCGGGACTTAACGCCCTGTTTGGTTTGGAGTATGAAAAATATCAGGACGAACATGAGCTTATTTATGAAACAGAAAGCTCTGATCGTTCCTTTGAGGAAGAAGTGAAGCTGTCTGGTTTTGCTGCTGCCCCTGTCAAAAACGAAGGCGCTGCCATTAGTTATGACTCGGCACAGGAATCCTTCACGGCTCGTTATAATCATGAGACAATTGCGATGGGCTTCTCTATCACCGAGGAAGCCATGGAAGATAATTTGTACGACTCATTGTCTGCACGTTATACCAAAGCACTTGCTCGGGCTATGGCATATACCAAGCAAGTTAAGGCGGCTTACCCCCTTAACAATGGTTTCACCAATTCTTATCAGTCTGGTGACGGAGTAAATCTGTTCACTGCATCTGGTGATGGTGTGACTGGCGGGGATGGACACCCGTTAGTTAATGGTGGTAAAAACGACAACCGTCCTGCTACAGCAGCAGACTTAAACGAGACATCTTTAGAGAATGCAATTATTGCAATTGCTGCCTTCACTGATGAGCGTGGTTTGCTGATTGCGGCCCAGCCAACTCGGCTGATTGTCCCCCCTGCGTTGATGTTTACGGCAGATCGTCTGCTTGAGACTACCCAACGTGTAGGGACAGCAGATAATGACATTAACGCTATCCGAAACATGGGAGCAATCCCAGAAGGATATTCGGTTAACCATTATCTGACAGATAGTAACGCTTTCTATCTGATGACCGATGTGCCTAACGGGCTCAAGCACTTTGATAGAACTCCTTTGGAGACTTCTATGGATGGAGACTTTGATACTGGAAACGTGCGCTATAAAGCGCGAGAGCGTTACAGTTTTGGTGTTTCTGATCCTCTGGGAATCTACGGATCGCCCGGGTCTAGCTAGGTGCTAAATATTTAAAGGGGGCTCTGCCCCCTTTTTATTTATTTAAAGTTCAATTAAACTCAAAAACCTGAGACTAATTAGCCCTAGCGACTGGCTCAGCAGACGCTTACGGAGACTCTAGGGCGAAACCTTTCGTAAGGAGGAACCACAATGGCTCAGTCAACTTTCGCTGGCCCCATCAGATCGCTTGCTGGTCTCATCAGCGCAGGATATAGTGGTGTTGTTAGTTTAACAGCTGACACTACAATCACTGTCGCTGCTCACGCGGGTAGACCGCTTCTTTGCAATGATGCCGATGGCGTATTTACGCTCCCCAGTATTGTTGTTACAGAACCCACCGATAAAGGTGACCCTAACCAGTTAGCAAACTTAGGTGCTCAGTTCACTTTTATAGTAGTTACTGCGGCAACTGATATGGACATCAAAACAGACGGCACTGATAAATTTGTTGGTGGTTCATACACCGGCATTGATGACAGTGCAGCCGGGAAAACTTTTATCTCCGGCGCGGCCAATGATGTGATTACCCAGAACGGAACTACCCAAGGTGGTTTGGCTGGGAGCATTATCCGTATTACTGCTATCGCCAGTGCTAAATATCATGTTGAAGGACAACTGCTAGGTTCAGGCACTTTAGTGACTCCTTTTGCTGACGCTTAATATCAGTTAACCAAGGAGATGAATCATGGCAGACGCAGTAGCAACTCAGGTTATTCAGCAAGATGGGAAAACCGCTATTTACAGATTTACTAATGTAAGTGACGGAACCGGAGAATCGGCGGTTGTAAAAATAGATGTATCTGGCTTGGCTAAAGATCCAATGACAGGCAAGTCATGTTCGTCGGTAGTCATTCAAAAAATTTATTACGCCACTATTGGTATGGGTGTAAAGATATTATTTGATGCAACTACTGATGTTCTGGCTTGGCAGTTAAATGCGGATTGGGCGGATACATTAGATTTTACTGACTTCACGGGCATTCCAAACAATGCAGGCTCCGGTGTTACAGGCGACGTATCTTTTACAACGGTTGGGCATACAAGCGGTGATGTCTATACGATTATCATGCAAGTAAGCAAGAGTTACAGTTAATACTTTTTGTATTTAAAATTCAAGGGAGACTCTAATGGGAGTTAAGCTA